TATGAAGTGTTAGACGACACTGCAAGTTGCGAGCCTTTTGTTGATAGGTTTACCGATGCTGTTGCAGGTTGGACAATGACCTTTGACATATTAGCACCTAATGAAATGACAATATGTTAGCAGATTTAAGGGAATCGGGGCTACAAGCTGCATTGGATAAGTTCAAGGCTTCGGTAATTAAACAAGCGCGTACTAACTTAACTAAGGGCGATAGGAATGTATCACGAAAGTTATACAACTCTTTAAAAGGTGAAGCAAAGGTTTATGCTAAAGGTTACTTTTTGAACTTCCAAATGGAGGAATACGGTAACTATCAAGACAAAGGTGTTAAGGGTAAGCGTTCAAGTTCGAGAGCTCCGAACTCACCTTATAAGTTTGGAAGTGGCAAAGGTAAAAAAGGTGGATTGACGGAAGGAATAAACAGATGGGTTAAGGCACGTAAATTTCAGTTCAAAGATAAGAAGGGGAAGTTCATGAGTTACGACTCAACTGCATGGATAATTACAAGGTCAATCTACGCTAAGGGAATAAGACCTACTTTATTTTTTACCAAACCATTTGAAGCAGCTTATAAACGATTACCACAGGAATTAGTCAACGACTTAAAAATAGATTTAGAAAAGATATTCAACTATTCAATTAAACAACCGAAATGATTAGAGCAAGGTCACCGTATATTATTAGTATTAATGAAACAAGTCAAGTTAGTACACGAATAGAGCTATTTATCAGTGCGACAACGTTCAGTGGTACACCACAATACAACTTAAGTAAAGCTATTCCTGCATCAAACGCACCAACAACTTATTATGACATTGCGCCTTACATTCGTGAATACTTTGACCACACGGTTTATACTAATATTACATCACTAACATCTACATACCTTAGTATTCAAAAGCTAAACGTTAGGGTAAAGAGATATAAGACCGTAGGAATTACAGAGTCGTTAATAGATACAACAGACGAAATCGCAACGGATGGATACAATGATTTTGCAGATGGGATAAATAATAATGCTGTTGATTACTTATTGGACGAAAAAACTTACTACTATCATAGCGGTTCAAATGCAGGTTTTATATTAGCACGTGTTCAAACAGGCGATAAAGTAAGATGGACAGACCCTGAGGGAGTTACTTACTTAAGTTCATCACTTACTCAAGGGTTCTACTATTTTCCACGTGCGTATAATAGTAGGTTTACTGAAAAATGGACAACACAGATAATTGACTCAGGAAGTGCAGTTCAAGCGACATGGATATTCAAGCCTGTTGAGGAATGTTTGTACACACCTGTTAAGGTTGACTTCATAAATAGACACGGAGCGTTCCAACGTGAGTTTTTCTTTAAAGCATCTAACGATAATATCGAAGTAACCAACAAAGATTACAACTTAATGCAACCGTACAATTACAGTTTAACAGGTGGTCAAAGAACTACGTATAACCAAAACGGAAAACAAAGTATTAAGGTTAATAGTGGATGGGTTGAAGAAGATTTTAAGGACAACTTAAAGCAATTAATGTTGAGCGAAAAAGTGTTAGTAGATGAAAAGCCTGCTATTCTTAAAACTAAATCAATTGAACTAAACAAGTCGATAAACACAAAACAGATTAATTATAGTTTGGAATTTGAATTTGCGTATGATTTAATTAATAGCATTGTATAGATGAGAAAGGTAGACGTATACATAGAAGTTATTGCTAATTCAGGCAATTACGAAAAGTTAGAGTTGTTTAACGATGAAGAAATTCAGATTAATAGCTCGATTCAAAACGTTCAAGACCTGGCAAAAGTTTACACGGATTTTACTCAGTCGTTCACTATTCCTGCTTCACCACGTAATAATAGACTATTTGAACATTTTTACCAAACAGATGTGAATGCAAATGACAACCCTAATATTAAGCGTAACGGATTTATCGAGATAGGTACGATACCATTTAGGAGTGGGAAAATATCAATCGAGAGTTCCAACGTTGTTAAAGGACGTGTTGAAAGCTATTCTATAACGTTTTACGGTGATTTAACGAGCCTTAAAGATAAGTTTGGAGATGATACTCTAAAGGATTTAGATTTGAGTTCGTATGGAATGACTTACAACGGAACTGCGGTGAGGTCAGAACTTACAACAAATAATCCTTTTTCTCATATTAGATTTCCTTTGATTTCATCTAATAGAATATGGAGTTATGGAGATGGGTCAAATACAGATATAAGTAATAGCAGTTACCCTATTGTTTACAATGAATTATTTCCTGCATTACGTGCAAGTAAAATATTTGAAGCTATTCAAACAAAATACGGTATAACATTTAACAGTTTATTTTTCAATCAGAAATTATTTACTAATTTATTTTTATTGTTAAAAAACAAGAAGTCATTTCGGGAAGTTTTTTCTGTTGAATTAGATTTTATCAGTGGTACTTCTACTCCATCAACAGCAACTTATAATTTAACCAACAACACAATGGTTAAAGTTTCTGGTCAGTTTACTATTAAGGTAACTCATTCAACTGTTCAACAGTGTTTTTTAGATGTTTATTTAGATGGAAAACTTGTAAATACATTTACATTATACACAGCAATAGGCACAAGTGGTGTACCTTATCAATTCCCATTGGCTAATAGTACTTCAAATTATACTTTTAGATTACGCTCAAATTCACCATTAACAAGTGCTGCACCTTTGATAGTAGTACAAGGAACAGGAGGTGTTTCTACAAACACTTTTATAACTTGCTCAAATATAACAACTACTAACTTTTTAAACCCAAATGACCAAGCTCCTAATATAAAAATTAGTGACTTTTTAAGTGGTATATTTAAAATGTTTAACCTTACTTGTTACGCTACATCAATAGACAACTTTCAAGTAGAACCTTTAGACGATTGGTATACAAAAGGTGCGGTTGTAGATATTACAGATTATGTTGACACGGACGAAATTACAATTGAAAGACATAAACTTTACAAAGAAATATCATTTGATTATGAAAACTCAGAAAGTTTTATAAATAAAGAATATGATTCAAGATTTGCGCGTGAATTCGGAAGTGTAAAAGAGTCATTTCCAAATTATGATGGAGGAGAATATAAAGTTGATGTACCGTTTGAAAACATATCATTCACAAAAGAAGATGCAACAAACGCTTCAGAACCGCCAAAAGCATTTATATTAGACACTATCAATTCTGTTGAAAGTTACGACAATAAACCTATTTTACTTTATTACAATGAAAATTCTGTTGCAACGTCTTTTTATTTTGATACAGGGGTTTCGAATGCAATAGTAAACACTTATAAACCGTTAACTAATCAAACAACATACAACAACGCTATATATTCAAATCATTTTTCAGTAGAAGGTAGTGCATTTGATAGTACGTCAATCAACAACTCATTATATTTAAATTATTACAATGCGTATTTACAAAACCTATACAACCCTAAAAACAGACTTACAAACGTTAAAGCATTGTTTCCAATTTCATTACTTACAAGTTTAAAGTTAAACGACCGTTTAATTATACGTGACAAACGTTATGTAATTAACGAGATGAAAGTAAACCTTACAAGTGGTGAAGTTGATTTGTCTTTAATCAATGATTTCAGAGCGGTCGCGAATGTTAACGTGCCTATTCAAACAGCCGCAACAACAACAGTTGAAGTTCCGGTATTTATCGAGAATGGTCAAACATCAACAGAAATATGTGTGGGTGCTACTTGCACAACTTATACATCAGAACAATTAATATCAATTACTTTACCAACTAACACGTCGGGCGTTCCTGTTGAAACATCGTTAACACGTGAAGGTATACCTTACACAACAATTTATCAAGATGCTTAATACAATTATACAACTATTGAAGTCTAACGATTTTTACGGTCAAAGCGAAATTATCGACATCGCTAAAGGGAAATATAAACTTACTAATTCGGTTCGTGAAAGCTACAAACAAGCTAAAAGAGAGTTATACTTAAAACAAGCTACAAATGGCAGAAAAGAAAATAATTGAATTAGAGGTAAAGAATAATTTAGGTTCACTAAAATCACAGCTTAGGGAAGCACAGGCGGAAGTAGCGAAGTTATCGGAGCAGTTCGGTGTGACATCTAAAGAAGCGGCAAATGCAGCGAAAAGAGCAGCGGAACTAAAAGATCAAATTGAAGATGCGAAAGCCTTAACGGATGCCTTTAACCCTGATGCGAAATTCAAAGCATTATCTTCATCTTTGGGAGGTGTTGCGAGTGGGTTCGCTGCTTATCAAGGAGCTTTGGGTTTAATTGGTGTTGAAAGCAAAGAAGTTGAAGCTCAATTATTGAAAGTTCAAAGCGCAATGGCTTTAGCAGAGGGGTTGCAGTCTTTAGGAGGCTTAAAAGATTCAATGATAGCTTTAGCTTCAGTTGTTAAAAATCAAGTTGTAACAGCATTTGCTACTTTAAAAGGAGCGTTAATGGCTACTGGTATTGGTTTAGTTATTGCTGCAATTGGTACTGCTATTTATTTAATGGATAAGTACAACGATGAGATAGAAGATAATATTCAAAAACAAAAACGTTTAAATGAAGAGAATAAAAAATATGCTGAAGAATTAGGTAAAGTTGCTGATGCAAGACAAAAGGAACGTAACGCATCAAAAGGAGGTTTAAATGATAAAGAAAGAGAATTACAATTATTAAGGGCAAGAGGTGCAAGTGAGCAAGAAGTTTACAAAAAAGAGAAGGAAATAATTAATAAACGAATATTTGACCAAAATGTTCTTTTTAATACGTTTACAAGTAATAATTCTGCTGAAAGACAAAAAAGAAAAGAAGCTCAAGAGAATTTAAAAAATTTATATGCTGAGTCTAAGTCTTTAGATGCTTCTTACAATAGACAATTAAGAGAAAACCAACAAGAAAGAATAGAAGACGCAAACGAAAAAAGAAAAAACGCAATCCAAAAACAGTTACAAGCTGAAAAAGATTTCTATGAAAATCAAGCAAAGATGCTTGAAGAAGCCGAAAAAAATACGTTAAAGAAAAAAGAATTAGAAGACCCTACAAAGAAAGCTATTCGAGACGCTCGTAAATTGATGGAAGCGCAAAATGTTATCAATGAAGAAAAAGTAAAACAGATTGAAGCACATAACGAAGCTGAGTTAAAATTAGAAGAAGATAAAAACAGAAAGAAACAAGAATTAACAGCAATGTCTTTTGATGTCATTAGGAGTGTTGCTGACTTATTCGCTCAAGGTAACGAAGCAGACCAACGTAAAGCATTTCAATTAAACAAGGCAGCAAGTTTAGGTCAAGCTATTGTTAACACTGCTCAAGGTGTTACAGCCGCATTAACTCAAGTGCCTTTATTTCCCGGTGCGCAAATTATACAGGCAGGTTTAGTTGGAACATTAGGAGCTTTGAACATAGCAAAGATAGCTAACACACAATTTCAGAGCAGTGGCGGTGGTGGAGATACAGCAACAAGTACACCAACAGCACCACGTACTCCTTCCTTTGATATTATACAAGCGCAACCACAAATGCAGTTAGGAGCGTTGCAACAACAACCTATTAAAGCGTATGTAGTAAGTGGAGAAGTGTCAACAGCGCAAGCCTTAGACCGTAATAGAGTAAGAAATGCAACATTTTAATATAAATTAAGTTATAAAAGTATGCAGAATATAGAGCTAACAATTAAAGATGATGAACAAGGGTGTTTCGCGATTTCACTTGTCGACAAGCCCGCTATTGAGGAAGATTTTATTTTTCTAAGCACATTGGATGTTGAGTTACAAGTTACCAACGATGAGAAACGTGAAGTTGTGGGACTTGCATTGGTACCTAACAAACAGATTTTAAGACGTATTAAAGACAAAGAGTTTACAATTTCGTTTAGTGAGGAAACAATCGCAAAGGTGCAAGAACTTTATCTTAAAAAGAATTACAATAACAACGTAACAGTTGACCATGACCACAATGTTGAGGGTGTTAGCTTAATCGAGAGTTGGATTGTTGAAGATGAGAAACACGACAAGTCTAACATTTATAAATTAGATGCTGTTAAAGGTTCATGGGTTGTTAAGATGAAAGTTTACAATGAAGAGGTTTGGCAACAAATAAAAGACGGTAAATTCAAAGGGTTTAGTATCGAGGGTAAGTTTGATGGCTTAGACCAATTGGAAGCGGAAAGCCACGAGGATATAATAAACGAAATTAAGGAACTTTTAAAATCAATATAAAATGGGAGTAACAATAATTGACAACACGCAAACGATTAACAACGCTACTTGGAAGGTGCAGCCAGACGTACTTGCATCCGAAAGCGGAATAGTAAAAGAAAACGGAACTATCCATTACATAGATGGTAAGTTAAAATACCATGTTGAGGGTTCTATTAAAGAATTAGGAGTAACAACGGAGGCTTCAATTATAGTTTTAGACGTAATAACATCGCTCCCTGCCTCGCCAAATGTTGGAGATAAATATCTATACCCTTCAGGGACTTACAACGGTGTGATTGAATGGAACGGGTCGTTTTGGGCGTACATAACAGCGCAGCCAACTGCGGAGGTGGGTACTTTAGTGACAAATACAAAAACTTCTATTACTTATAGATGGAACGGTACAACGTGGGCTTTTTATAGCTCTCAAACATCGGTGGCAACACCTGTTATTGATGTAATAACATCGCTCCCATCCTCCCCGACAGTTGGAGATAGATACTTATACCCTTCGGGAACTTATGCAGGTGTAATTGAATGGGATGGTGCTTTTTGGGCATATGTTTTTCAAAACACATACGCACCAATTGGTGCATTTGTTACGTCTTTAAAAAACAATGTGACTTATCGATGGAATGGTACAAGTTGGGCAACGTACACACAGCAAAAAGTTCTTGATTTAATATTAGACCGCAAAACTGATTCTTACACACTTGTAGCAACTGATAACGGTGAATGTATAGAAATGAATAAGGCAACTGCAAACACTTTGACAGTTCCCTCAGGAGTTTTTACAGCGGGTCAACAAGTTTTGGTTACACAATATGGAGCAGGTCAAACAACAATTGTTGGATCAGGCGTAACGTTAAGAAGTGACGGTGGCAAACTTAAGATTAATAGTCAATATTCAAGTGCTACAATTCTGTTTATTTCCGCAACGGAAGCGTATGTGTTTGGTAATTTAGCTTTATAAAATGACTGAGTTTAACAACAAAATAACTCCTTCATTCATAAGATTTAGAGCAGTCACTACCGTAACAGATAGTGACTCTTTATTTTTACAACCTATTGATAGCGAAATACCGAACAGAATAGCAATGCTACAATTCAAAGACTATTTAGGTGATGAAGATAACGGAATTTTATTTGGTGGCACGGGTACAGATGAGGACGTTTATAAGATTATAGGAGGTGTTGGTACGAGTATTAATTCAGATAAATATAACTAATGAGCGATATAACAAAGAGAATTATAATAAAAAAAGGGGCTGGCATTGCAACTATTCCTGCGACATCAGACCATCGAGATGGTACATGGTTAAGCACTGATTTGTACATTGGTGAGTTCTACATGAATACTGCAAATGGGAAGATATACACACGTACATCAAGTGGGATTTCGGAAATTATTTATAACGTTGCAGATTTTGAAGTGTTGGCAAATAAAGCGACTGATTTCACTACTATAAATAACACTAAATACCCAACAACTCAAGCAGTCGAAAATCAAATTGATGCTAAACTTGTAAGCACTGGCTATTGGAATGTAGCAAGTTCAGAGATTGCACGTGGTTACAGGGCGCAACACAATTCAACAACTGTACTTTCTGAAAACATTGCAACAGGAACACTACAAGGGACAGCAACAGCGGTGGCGGTGTCAACAACTTCCATTCAAACTAAAAAGACGCGTTTAAAAATTGGTGTTTCAACTCCTGCAGCTAACGGTGTGTGTGGTTACAGGTCAACAAGTGCATTCAATATTGTTGATATGGGTTGGAGGTTTTGTGTTGCGTTTGGTGTTTCAGATACAGCCTTAAATACAGGCGCGCGCCAATTCTATGGGATGACATCTGCAACGACTTTGCTTGGTATTTCTTCTACGGTAACAGTAGAGAGTTTGACTAACATTATTGGTGTTGGCTCGGATGCTTCTGATACTAATTTACAAGTATTTCATAACGACGGAACAGGAACAGCTACAAAGATAGACTTAGGCTCTAATTTTATAGCAAACAGAACAGGAAGTGCAGCAACTGATTTCTTTGTGTTTGAATTGTACAACCCATTTAATTCAATGACTGTTTATTATAAGGTTACTTCATTGGAAAACAACGTAACAGTTGAGGGGTCAATCACTACGAATTTACCAAGCGATACTACACCGATAACAATGCAAGCGGTTAGAACTTCGGGAGCGACATCAAACGCGTGTAGTTTTGATATTTCACAATTAACTTTAAATTGTTTGTCATGATAGAGGTAATACAAGAAGTAAGGGGAGCTTACACTTATGTAGAAAGTAGCTACTTGAATATAATCAAAGTAGGAAATGAGGTTTTAAATGCTGATGTAACAGCAGAAATAACAGCACAAGAAACTATCATAAACGATTACATCTAATTTACAACAAAGACCTTAAATCAAGGTTATATAATTATGAATGAAATCAAGTACATTTTAGAGCAAATCAGAAAGACGAAAACAATAGTGCTACTCATAATTCTGCTTGCCTTCATTCTTTTTTATTACAAATCATTGGTTACTCAAGTAGTAGTTAAAAAAATTGAAAGTGTTGACGAGGTGAAAAAAGACATTAATAATAATGTTTTGATTCAACAGATGCTTAACGAGTTGATGATAAAATATAATGCTGATAGGGCTTATATATTTCAATTTCACAACACAATTAAGTACTACGATGGAACACACCGTAACCATCAATCAATGACTTTTGAAGTGTGTAATAATGGTATTAGCTCGGAAGCACATAATTTACAGAATATTCCCGTTAGCTTGTACCCGATGTTCTTACAACAGATAATGTTAGAAAGAATGAATTATTGCGACGTGAATAGCATTAAAGAGCAGACTACAAAAGCATCGTTATTAAGGCAAGGGATTCACTCGATATGTATAGCACCATATTTTAAAAAAGGAAATTTTGTTGCTTACATTGGTTTAGACTTTGTAAAAGAAAATAAGTGTACAGAAATTGATTTTAAGGAGTTTAAAGAGTTTACAAACGAAATAGGTAATATATTAATGTTATGAGAAAAGGAGGAAAAAAAGGCTGTCAATGTAAAGATGGCACGTACAGTAAAGAGTGTTGCGATGGTAACTCTCAAGGGGTTGGAAGTACCAACCAACAAACAATTAGTAATGTAAACCACACCATTGAAGTAAGGCAAATTACAACAGAAAGAGGTTAATAAAGTTATATAGTTATGAAAGCAAGAGATAAAATACTAAGCGATATTTATCAAGTTGAATTATCTGAGATTTCCGTTGAGTTAGCAATTGGTAATGACTTAACGGGAGCTGTTGAAAAAATGAGTGCTATAAACAAACCTGCTATTGATGCTTTAGAAACTCTTAAATCAACCAAACAAAAAGCAAAGCAATCTGTAACCAAATCTATTTCTGAAATATCAAGATTTGTTAAAGGATTGTCAGAGGAAAAAATAAGTTTTGAAGCACAAGTTAAAGCATTGGGTATTGATTTAACAAAAATACCACAGCCTAAAATGTACTCAGATAGAATTATTTACGGAAATAAATTAATTAACCAATTAGAAACTGAATTAAAACAAATATAAATATGACTAAAGAAATAAAAGACGCGTTAAAAACTATCAAGACCTTCTTAGGAATGGAGGTGAAGTTAGAAGAACAAACATTGGCAGATGGTAACACGACAATCGAGGCCGATTCATTCGAGCCGGGTGCTAGTGTTATGATTGTAGTTCCTGAAGGTGAACCTGTACCATTGGAAGTTGGTAAGTACGAACTTGAAGATGGTCGTTTACTTATCGTTGAAGAAAAAGGAATGATTGCTTCAATTGAAGAAATGCCAAAAGAAGAGGAAGAGATGCCTGTTGAAGCAGATGTGACTCCAGAAGTTGAAGTTAAGCAACCTAAAAAAGTTGTAAGCATCACTGAGCAACACTTTGCAGAAATGGAATCAAAGATTGCTGAACTTGAAACTAAGTTAGCTGCAATGACTCCCGAAGTAATCGAGTTGACTGAAGAGCCAAAACCAATTCAGTATAACCCTGAAAACGCAAAACCAATTGAGCATATGGATTTAGCGATAAATACAGGTAAATCAACAAGAGATAAGATTTTAGAAGAAGTATACAACAACAAATAAACAAATAAAAAAATGGCTACAACAATTAACATTTCAACTTCATATGCTGGGCAAGATTCCAAACTATGGGTAAAAGCTGCTTTATTAAGCGGTAACACTTTGGCAAATGGAGGTATGACTATCATACCAAACATTGCTTACAAAACGACAATGTTTAAAATCGGAACGGACGACATTTTAAAGAATGCTACGTGTGATTTTGATGCTACATCTACCGTTACACTTTCTGAAAGAAGTTTGACTTTAGAGCAATTTCAAGTTAACTTACAATTGTGTAAAAAAGACTTTTTGGCAACATGGCAAGCTGAAGAAATGGGATTCAGTGCAAACAAAGTTTTGGCAAAATCATTTGTTGATTACTTGTTAGCTTACATCACTGATAAGGTTGCTTCATCTGTTGAGGTGTCTATTTGGAGAGGTGCTAACGCAACAGCGGGTCAAATTGACGGTATCGCTACATTATTGGCTGCGGATGCTGCTTTACCAACTGCGAATGAGGTTGCAGGTTCTTCTGCTATTTCTGCTTCTGCTACGGTAATCGCTGAGTTAGGTAAGATTGTTGATGCAATTCCAAACACCTTATACGGTTCACCAGACTTAAAAATCTACGTACCTCAAGGTGTTATGAAGGCTTACATTAGAGCGTTGGGTGGTTTCTCAGTAGCTGCTACTTCTAACTCTGGTACAGATGCTAAGGGGACACAATGGTACAATGGTGGTGCTTTAACTTTCGATGGTATTCCAATTTTCGTTGCTAACGGATTGGCTGCTAACACTGCTATCGCTGCTGAAACTTCTAACTTATTTTTTGGTTGCGGTTTATTAAATGACACAAATGAAATCGCGCTTTTAGACATGTCCCCATTGGACGGTTCACAAAATGTAAGATTTGTATTACGTGCGGGTATGGCTGTTAATTACCATTCTGTATCAGACATCGTAACTTATAACATTCCTAACTCAGCTAACTAATTAACTAATCAATTAACCAATTAAAGGGAGGGTATATTCCCTCCTTTTTTTTTAAACTTTAAATTTATGGCTTGTAATTTAAGTATAGGACGCGCTGAGGCGTGCAAAGAAGCAATCGGAGGACTCAAAGCGGTGTACTTCATTAATTTTCAGATAGTTCCATCTGATGTAACATTTTCAAATGACCTTATTACAGCGGTTATTAATGTGGATAACTTGTATAAGTATGAGTTAAAATCAAACGAAAACGTATTCGACCAAGAAATCGTATCAAGCCGTGAAGCAGGGACAACATTCTTCCGTCAAACGTTAACAATTAAGTTGAAAAAACAAGATGCTACAACTCACAAAGAAATCAAATTATTGGCTTACTCAAGACCTCACGTCCTTGTGGAAAACAACAACGGTCAATTCTTTGTTATGGGCTTGTTTAGAGGAGCTGATTTAACGGCGGGAAGTATCAATTCGGGCGGATCCCTTGCAGATTTTAGCGGATACAGTTTAACTTTTACGGCGGAAGAGGCTTTACCTGCACCATTCACAGACATTACAAGTTCAACTACTATCGTTTCTGATTGTTTCACAGGCGCAACAGTAACAACTGCTTAGTCATGCCTTGTTTAATCACACTTGGACGTTCAGAGCCTTGTAAGGATAGCCTTGGAGGGCTTAAAAACGTATACTTTATAAATCAAGATTTACAATCAGGAAATATTGTGTTTTACGACCCTTCAGGCACCCCCCCTTTTGTAAACACGGATGAAGTTTATTATGTAAATTTTGTTAATTCAATTTACAAATATGAGCTAAAATCTAACGAGAATGTTTACGACCAAGAGATAGTAAGTTCACGTGAAAATGGTACTACATTCTTTCGTCAAACATTGACTATAAAACTAAAAAAACAGGACATTGCTACGCATAACGCGGTTAAGACATTAGCATACGCAAAGCCAAGAATTTTAGTTGAAAACAACGAAGGACAATTTTTCTTAGTTGGTATGTACAGAGGTTGTGATTTAACGGCAGGAAGTATAAACAATGGTGGGGATTTAGGTGGGTTTAATGGATATTCCTTGACCTTCCAAGCCGAGGAGCTACTACCTTCACCATTTGTAATAAATGGCACTAATTCATTTAGAGTTGGACAGGCTTCGACTATACCTTTGTCAGCAGCATCGACAATTGTAACAAGTTAATACACGGAGGGGCTTAAAACACCCCTCTTTTTTTTTGCAACAAAAACACTCTTTTTTAGTTATACTATTACATGATAGTATTAACGACATCCACAAGCCCTCAAATAGTTTACTTCGTGCCACGTGAAGGCTCAGGGAACTCAGATAAGATATTTCTTACAGACGAACAGACAAACGTCACTGCAACGATTAATATAACGACCTACGCAACAGGTGATTATTACCATACTGCGACCGCTACATTTGGATTAATAGAAGGACATACCTATGTTTGTAAAATTGGCAAAACCAACGACATTAGATTCTACGGTCGTATATTTTGCACTAATAATCCAAGCTCAAACTTTACTCAAACGGTAACAACAAACGAATTTATTATATATGAATAATAACATTATACAACTATCTTCCTATACTGCTCCCGTAATTGTAGAAAATAATCGCAACGAATGGGTAGAATATGGAGCAGATAATAACTACTATCAGTTTTTAATTGACCGTTATAGTAATTCAGCAACCAACAACGCTGTAATTAATAACATTTGTAGACTAATATACGGTCAAGGCTTAACAGCTACGGATAGCTCGATGAAACCAAACGAATGGGCGCAACTATTATCTATTCTTAAAGAAGACGATTTAAGACGTATAATCTTTGATTTGTATGCATTAGGACAGTGTGCCTTACAGATTCATTACGATAAAGGACATAAAGCTATTACAAGGGCTTTTCATACCCCTATTCAATTATTAAGGCCTGAGAAATGTAACAAAGATGGGGACATTGTAGGATATTTCTATTCTGACAATTGGACTGACCCAAAAAAATACGTGCCTAAAAGATTCGATGCGTTTGGAACGTCTAAAAAAGAAGTAGAGATTTTGTACCTAGCACCTTACACTGCGGGTATGAAATACTTTTCAAATGTAGATTATCAAGGTGGAATTGATTACGCGTTATTAGAGGAAAAAATTGCTGAATACCTTATTAATGAGGTAAGTAACTCCTTTGCTCCCACGACTATCGTAAACTTTAACAATGGTACCCCAACGGACGAGCAGAAAGACGAGATTTCAGCGCAAGTAATTGGCAAGCTAACAGGGTCAAAAGGTAAGAAAGTTGTAATATCATTTAATGATAACGAAAACACAAAGACAACGGTCGACACTATACCATTGCAAGACGCTGCGGACCATTATTCTTATTTGAGTGATGAGTCTACTGCTAAGATACTACGTAGTCACAATGTAACTACACCTTTGTTGTTTGGTGTGACTTCAGCAAGTGGCTTTAGTTCAAATGCAGATGAAATGAAAACAGGAGCGTTGTTATTTGAAAACATGGTTATCAAGCCAAAGCAACAAATGATAGTTGAAATGCTTAAAAAAGTGTTATCATTTAATGGTGTATCTTTAAATCTGAAGTTTAAAACATTGAATCCTTTACAAGGGGATGAGCCACAGCCTGTACAAGAGGTTAAAATGAGCGCGCAAGATGAGTTAGACGTTGCGAAATACGGTGAGGATATTGATTTAGATGAATGGGTGTTAGTTGATAGTAGAGAGGTTGATTATGAGTTAGAAGATGAATTGGATGCAGAGCTTGAAAAACTTAACAACCCTACAACACTATCTAAGGTTTTAAACTTTGTGAAAACGGGTACAGCAAGACCAAACGCAAATAGTATACAAGACGGTAAATTATTTAAACATAGATACAGATATACAGGTGACACCTCAGATGATTCAAGATTATTCTGTAAAAAGATGACTCAAGCTAACAAAGTTTATCGTAAGGAAGATATAATCAGAATGGAATCTGAGGCAGTAAACAAAGGATTTGGACCTAAAGGAGCTGATAATTATTCTATTTGGTTGTATAAAGGCGGAGGAGCTTGCCACCATAAGTGGGTGAGAGAGACTTACTTAAGAAAGTCTGATGTTAATTCACCAATTGCACAAAAATACATGAAGGAGTTTAGACCTTCGGTTGCTCGAAAACTTGGTGAGATTGTACCCGTGAATGATAAAAAAGTTTACACACGCCCTATTGATATGCCTAATAAGGGATTTTTACCTAAATAATTTTAAAACATGGCAGAAGCACTATTAATATCGAAAAAAGACTTACAAGAATATACGTCTTTAAACGCAAACACAGACGTTGACAAAGTGATTCAATTTGTACTTGTAGCCCAAAACATTTGGATACAACAATACACTGGGAGTAAGCTATTGGATAAAATAAAAACGGATATTACCAACAACGCACTTTCGGGCAACTATATAACCCTTGTAAGGTCCTATTTAAAGCCTATGTTGATCCATTTTACTATGGTTGAATATTTACCGTTTTGCGCTTACACAATTTCAAATAAAGGGATTTATAAGCACCAATCTGAGAATAGCGAAATTGTTTCAAAAGAGGAAGTTGATTACTTAATTGAAAAAGAAAAACGTATTGCAGAATCATATTCACAAAGGTTTTTAGACTATATTTGCAAGAACAATAGTTTGTTTCCAGAGTATACAACAAACGAAAACGGCGATGTTTACCCACAACATAATAACTATCTAACAAATTGGTATTTATGAAGAAGAAAAAAGAGTATAAACCAAAGGAAGAGAATATAATTAAACTTAAACAATACTTAAATGATATTAGCAAGTCACGGAATAATAAGTAGCAGTGGTGGGGTGCCACCTTCAACATTATTAACAAATTTATATGCGGTTTATAAAGCTGAAAGTAATGCAAACGATTCATTTAGCACTATAAACGGAACTGCGCAGGGGGGGTTGACATATAGTGCAGGCAAGAGTGGAAATGCTTTTACTTTTAATGGTGTAAATAGTCGCATTGATTTGCCAACTGCTTCTTTTAACTCACTAACAACAGATTTTTCAGTTAGTGCTTGGACTTTATTTCCAATAGGTTATATTAGCGGTTATGCTATTCCTGTTTTTAACAACATGAGTGCAACATCATGGTTAAATGCTGGTGGTGGTTTTTGGGTTACATTGTTTGGTGATGTAATACAGTTTAGAATTGGGGACAAAAGCACAGCGCCTATTCTAACATACTCAACAGCTTATTCTATGGGCTATAACACGTTTTTTCACATTGCTGTAACACGTTCAAGTGGTAGAAGTAGAATATATTTGAATGGCACATTGGTAGCAAGCAATACAGATGCGGTTAATCCAGTGTATTACACAAGTGGAGTGAATACAACTACACCAACAATAGGAGCAATTAAAATGCCTAATGGTGTACAAGATGGTTATTACGCGCCATTAAATACAAAAATAGATGAGTTAAACATTTGGAATAAAGAACTAACAGCTACAGAAGTAACTGAATTATATAACGCAGGTACAGGTAAATTTTATCCTTATTAATTATGAAAGTTAGACAATTAACATTAGAACAAAAAAACATCCTTACAGGTCAAGTATGGGGTTTCCAAGGTCAAGTATTTAACCCTTTGCAAGATGCAAACGGAAATTGGTTTATCTCAAATGAAGAGGTTAACGGATGTACATTGCAACAAGCTGAGTCTATCCCATGTGATGCGTGGCTATTAACATTACCCGAAATAGACTACAATCCAATTGTGCGTGAAGCGTAAGTTCTACGAGGGTCAAATAATCAACAATAAAGTCGTTAAAACGGTTTGGAGCGACTCAAGTAATTACATGATAAATTTTACAGATGGAAGTTTTGAAGTTATTAAAAAATAGATGGAATGCACCAACGCCAAACTTTTGGAAGAAAGTGCAATCAGTAGGAATAGTAATCGGAGGTTTAGGAGCGGTTTTAATCGCGCCGCCTTTCGGTTTAGCAATTGCGCCTTACATGGTGGCAGTTGGTTCGGTAGCAGGAGTATTATCACAACTTACAGTGGATGAGCAACGTTAGAAATTACACAACAGACCAACTACTCGATAGAGTAGAAGAGTTAAAGTCATTCAAAACTATTCCATTAGGTTATTGGATAGTAGGAGTTAGATCAAATGAGGATGCACCAAACAAGTACGATGATAAGTTTTACTTATTCAATGGTGAAGAATTTGTAAAAGTTGTTACAGGCACAACCAATCCCGGCACACCAATATTGGAAGGTGGCTATTTGAAGTATAACAAAGTAGGTGCCGCGGTTGTTAAGTCAAACGAATGGTATTACGATGTTTGGGCTTATGGTTTACACCAAGGTAAGATGCCTGCGCTTAGACAAGTTGGTCCATTCATTGTTTACCGTGACGGAGATAGGGATGGTAAAAGTGAGGAAATCGGAATACCTATAAAGGGAAGTGGTTACGGAATCAACTTCCATAGCATCTCAAATGATTTATCCGTAAAAAAAATAGGTGAAAACATTGGTGGCTATTCAGCAGGTTGTCAAGTATGCAACAATGTAGAGCAATATAGCATGATTATCAATATGATTAAAAATCAAAATAGAATAACATACTGTTTATTAGAAGAATTTTAGTACCTTTATAGAGTGTTTTGGAGCGGTTAAGAAATTAATCGCTTTTTTTTTGCTTAAAAGTTTGCGTATTAATTATTAATGTTTAAATTTGTAACATAATTAAAAACATAAACACAATGGAAGTAGTAGTAAACAACATCGCAAAAGACAAAGCAAAACAAGTTATGGATGCTTTATTTGAGTGTATGAATGATAAAAATTTATCAAAAGAAGAAAGACAACAATACTATAAAGAGTATTTAGAAGTTTCAGCTAATTATTTAATACTTTGCAGATAATGGAAAATTTAGAATTCACAGAATATTGTTACACTGAAGTTAACGGATTCACAGAGATGGTAGGTATGAAAGAAGATAAAAAAAGAAGAAAGTATTATATTTATATTAATACTCACTTACAAGGATGTAAAACTCTTACTTTTTCATCTTACAAGAAGCTTATTGAAAAATATTTTAGTTTGTGTATAGAAATGAATTTAAAAACATTATTAAGATAATGAGAAAATCAGCAGTAGAATTTTTATTAAATGAAATGTTTAATAATGGTGGTTTGAAAAGAGAACAAGGTGTATCTTTTGTAAGTAAAGATTTAGTTAATCAAGCCAAAAAAATAGAAAAAGAAGAAGAATTAAAAAAACAATTATTTATAGGTAAAGTGTCAGATATAATTGGATTTGAAAAAACAGTAGAGTTATTAAAACAAGTAAACGAAGAAATCAAATGAAAACAGCAGATTTAATTGAAAGCCAAATTACCGAAATCAGAGATATTTTAGGTTATGGCAACAAAAGCGAAAAAATTCCTTATTCAAAGGAGCTAGTAACAGAAACGCAAAAGGTTGTCGGAGAAAATTATTTATTTATTATTAAAATTATGGGTCATGAGAAATGCTAGAAAATTATTATACGTATTGGTTTGTATTATTTCAGTAGGATTTGTAAATCACTATTGGAACGCATCCACAGCAATATGGATTGGATTTGGTTTATTAGGTTGTTATTTAATTTTACGGTCGTATATTCTGCACGAACAACCCAAGCTCTAACTTCACACAAACGGTATCGTTGGATATACAATAGCAATAAAATTATTTGGTGAATCTTTAGATAAAACTTACCAAACACAACAATTTTTACAAGACACATTAGAAGAAATTTTAGCTTCAAAATAAGTAAGTCATGGAAACAAAAAAAGCGCATGAGTTAGAGTTTATTGGCGTAATAAAAAGAGACGGTTCAGGAGTATCAAAAGTTAAAGAAAGCTACTTAAAAGCTATGTTAGAAAATCCTTTAATGAAAGATGAAGATTTTGAATTACATCACCTTTCATTGACTGAAAAAACATTCATAGCTTTTAATTTCAATGCATTTATAGTTAAAATTAAAGAGAAAAATTAAATACCGATTAATTTTTTAACAAATTAAAAACATAAACACATGAAAACAGCAGATTTAATTGAAAGTCAAATTTCAGAAATTAGAGAAAAATTTGGTTATGGTAACAAATGCGAAAAAGTACCGTATTCAGAAAAGTTAAAAACCGAAGTACAAAAACTTGTAGGAGAAAACTATGAATTTATTCTTAAAATTATGGGACATGAGAAACGCTAAAACAATAATTTACATTTTAATATGTATAATTTCGGTAGGGTTTGTAAATCACTACTGGAACACATCCACCGCAATATGGATTGCATTTGGTTTATTAGGTTGTTATTTAATAGGTAGAAGTTATGAGGACGTTAATTAGAAAAATATTCAAGGTAGACACGTTAATTATGCCTTCAGACGTGGAATTTGTAAGTCTTGATAGTGATAGTGTATACGCATCATTTGAAGACCTTAGAGAGCGCCTTTACATACAAGAAGGATTAGTGTATGATGAAATAGGAGACCGCATCTGTACAACGATGGAGTTAGAGCAGTTCGACAACTTCAAAGAAATTAACCAATGTACAACGTGTGGCGGTTCGGGTGAGTACATGGTTACGGATTACGACCAAGACGCACCATTTCAAAACATTTTAATAAACTGCTATTGTGAGAAGCCCTTCGAGTTATGAGTACATTTACGAGCGTGTACGTAACATGCTCGAAGCTGGATGGATTCAATTAGACATCGCTAAACATTTAAACGTACCTGTTGCGACAGTTGGTCACGCGATCGCAACATGGGAAGGAAAAAAGTATATAACAAGCCTATATTTTGGGCATAAAAACCAAGCATACAATGAAGAAGATTACATTTATCAAGCCCCTACTTATGACGAGCTTTCTGCTGATGAGCAGTATCTGTGGCGCTCAATTGACTTTACAGCAAATCAAGGACAAGGGGATAAAACATCCTGAAATTGTTTACGCACAATATCGACTTGAAACAGGGAATGGAGTTAGCAGAGCATTCACGGAGTACAACAACGCGTTTGGATTTATTTATAAGGGTCGTTTAATGCGTTTTAAGAGCGTGGACGCTTGCGTAGAGTATTACAAGACGTGGCAGGACAAAAGATACGTTAAAGGCGATTATTACGTGTTCTTGCAAAAGATAGGATACGCAGAAGAAGAAGGCTATATTGAAATGTTAAAAAAGTTTTAAAATGAAAAAGATAATTATAGCAGCAGTTTTATTAATTACATCCTGCTCAAAAGAAGAAGTAAAACCATGCGATTGTTTACGTATAACAGATATAAAGCACGATTCAATTGTGATGTATAAAAACAATATTTACACCGCTGAAATAACAACCATAAGCGATTGTACATTTCTAAAAACAAAACGTATGTTTAGTAGTGAAATAGAACCATATAAGCAAAACAAAGTCGGTGAATGCTGGCAACCTCCTTTTTAACTGACTAAACCGACCTAACAAGTCGGTTTTTTTTGTGTAAAAAGTACGCTTTGAAATTATTGACAACACATTGAAAAACCTATTTGTACTAACTAAACTATTACATTACAATTGATTAACCTAAAAAAGTGCGAAGTACGAATCAAAACGAAACGTATATATATTACGGTACTCTATAATATATATATTTAGAAGAAAAATATATTTTATTGTTACCACTGAAACGAGTTGTCGGAAAAATAGAAAAAATCTGTACTATTTGCTTGTTTTTAGTTGTAAATAATTGATATATAGCAATATACAATAGTACGAATCCAGTACGAATCCAGTACGAATCAACAATTATATGTGTTGTTAAGTACAAATCAATACTTATTTAGACTCAATATAAATTAACATTATAGTGTATTTAATTAAAATAATTGATTATATTTGCATTCGTAGAGTGGAAGCTACAGTAAGAAATTTTTTATAAATTCCTCGAGTTGAAGTGACTTCCACCACCGATTCTCGAGGTTTTTTATTTTATAGAAATTATGAATGTTGATTTTTACAAAGATGCCTATCAGAACACACCGATAGGAAGACCAAAAAACGTGTTGTTTTACTTAGACCGTATTAGAAATGGAGATAGTAAAAAAACAATTGAATTAGTAAGGTCAGAATTAGATTCAAAAAAGAAATCTAAAATTAAACTACAATTATCAGCTGTTACATTTGCAGGAACCTTCACCACAAGGTCAAAGGATAATTTAAAAAAGGCAAGTGGTTTATGTATATTGGATTTTGACAAACTTAAAAGCTATGATTTAGTTTTAGAATTAAAAGAAAAACTTAAAATTAATAGTTACGTTTATTCTACTTGGATAAGTCCATCGGGAGATGGTTTAAAGGCTTTAATAAAGATTCCTTCCATTGAATCGAATGACGAGTACAACAAGTATTATAAATCAATTGTAAAGCATTTTCAATGGGTTAACGAAAGCTACGGAAGTAATACAATTGATACATCTGGTCAAGACATTTCACGGCTATGTTTTGAATCATACGACCCTGAGATTTATATAAATTTAGACTCTGATTTATACGTTGACTTTGAAAGAACTGAATTAGTAGAAATAAACAGCAGTTTAGGTGTTATTACTAACATACCTTTGACCGACCAAGACCAAATAGCTAACAGGTTAATGGTGTGGTTTAAGAAGTCTTACAACGGTGTAAATAGAAACAATTCCTTCCATAAATTGGCTTTAGCTTTTAATGATTTTGGAGTTGAAAGGTTTATTGCTGAAAAATACATCCTTGCAAACGAGCAAAAGGATTTTGATAGTAAAGAAATAATAGCATTAATAAATTCAGCTTATAAGCATACAGCTAACTTTGGGACTAAACAATTTGAAGATAAGTCTAAATTGAAGACCATTTCAAATATGATTTTGGTTGGTAAAACAAACGACTATATTAAAAAATCATTTCCTGACCTTACTACTGAAAAATTAGAAGCTGAAATAATTGCACAAAAAAGTAAAATAGACGTTAACAAATTTTGGAGCCACAACGAGGAAGGGAAGTTAGTTGTTTCACATCACAAGTTTAAATTCTATTTAGAAAACAAAAACTTCTTTAAGCATTTTCCGATTGATAAATCAAAGACTTTTACTTTCATAACTAAGGAAGGTAATTTTGTAGACGAGGTAACAGAATTTCAAATTAAGGACCATGTACTAAACGAGTTATTAAGTAGTGATAGTTTGGAGCCTTTTGATTTAGTTGCTGGTTCAACAAAGTCATTTACACCTCAGTATTTATCAATGCTTGAAACAGCAAAATTCAACATAGAGGAAGACGGCTCAGACTTTGCAATTTTATACTATCGTAACTGTGTAATTAAAGTTTTTAAAGATGGTTTCCAAAAAATGAACTATGAAGATTTAAAGGGTTTTGTTTGGAAAAAACAAGTTATTGACCGTGACTTTATAGATGCAGACCATCACAAGTCGGAGTTTAGAAGGTTCCTTTGGTTGGCTGCATCTGAAAACACAAGTAAATACGAAAGTTTAAAATCTGTTATTGGCTATTTGATGCACTCCTACAAAACAAGTGCAAATAATAAAGCAATAATATTTAACGATGAAACAATTTCAGACAATCCAAACGGTGGTTCGGGTAAGTCTTTATTTTGGAATGCTTTGGGTAAAATGAAAAAGGTTTCTGCAATAGATGGTAAAACCTTTGAATTTACTAAATCATTTCCTTATCAATCGGTGCCTGTTGATACGCAGTTACTTGTATTTGATGACGTTAAAAAGAACTTTCAATTTGAATCTTTATTCTCATTAATTACAGAGGGTATAACCTTAGAATATAAAGGCCAGGATGCAATTAAACTTCCTGTTACTAAGTCTCCAAAAATAGTAATTACAACAAACTACACTATTGGAGGGGTTGGTGGTTCTTTTGAACGCAGAAAATTTGAAGTTGAAATGAGTAGTTTTTTTAATTCAAATTATACTCCATTAGATGAGTTTGGTCACATGCTTTTCGACGATTGGGACGAAAACGAGTGGGCAAGGTTTGACCATTTCATGATAAATTGTCAAAAATTTTACCTTGAAAAGGGATTGGTACCATTTGACTTTACGAATTTAGAGCATAGAAAATTAATAAATGAAACGTCTTCAGAATTTCTTGAATGGGTTGGGGATGGTAATATACAAGAAGACCATCGACACGTTAAAAGCGTTTGTTTTGAGAATTTCTTACAGGAAAACAAAGACTTTAGAACTTGGTTAAAGACAAAACGTTTTACAAATTGGATTCAAAAGTATTGCACTTATTATAGTAAGACATACAAGGAAGGAAATTCCAACGGTCAAAGATGGTTTGAAATTACAAGTAATAACGAATTTAAAAAAGTAGAAGAATGCCCATTTTAGAACTTAGAGAATATCAGAAACAATATGTAGATGAATTACAAAATTCATTTAAAAAAGGAAACAAAAAAATAGTTTTATGCGCCCCAACAGGTTCGGGCAAAACTGTTATGTTTTCCTACATGTGTAAAAACGCATTTACAAAGAATAAAAAAATACTCATTCTAACAGATAGGAAGGAGTTGTTTTCTCAGTCAGATAGCGTATTATTAAAGTTAGGATTAAAGCCACAATTAATAAAACCTAATTCAAAGGTAGATTTAAACGAAAATCTATTTGTTGGAATGATTCAAACGGTAATGCGTAGGATTGAAATATTAAAAGAGTGGATTGATAGTTTGGATTTAATCATAATTGACGAAGCTCACAAATCTATATTTGATGGATTATTTGATTACATAAATAAAAAAACGTATGTAATAGGTGCAACTGCAACACCACACCGAGAGGGCAAACAATTAAGTTTAGAAAAGTTTTACGATGACATTATACAAGTCATAGATACACCTGACTTAATTGACAGTGGTAATTTATCAACTCCTATTTCATATGGTGTTAAAGTTGATTTAAAAGGTGTAAAAACAAAAGCTGGTGATTATGATGAAAAAAGCATGGCTGATAAATATTCAGAGATACAACTTTACCACGGTGTGTATGATAATTATACAAAAATTTGCAACGGTAAAAAAGCGATAATATTTGCGCCAAGCAGGGATTCATCGGTTGAGCTTGTAAATTCATTTGTAAGCAAAGGCTTGAACGCAAAGCATGTGGATTGTTACATGAATAATAGAGATGAAGTTATAGAATGGTTTGAAAAAACAGAAGGTGCAATACTATCAAATTATGGTATATTAACAACAGGCTTTGACTGCCCGACTATTGAAGTTGTAATTTTATACAGAGCAACAAAGTCTTTGCCTTTATTCCTCCAAATGGTTGGACGTGGTTCGAGAGTTATGCCAACAAAAAATGAATTTACAATATTAGATTTTGGAAATAATATTCAAAGACACCACTACTGGGAAGCACCAAGAAAATGGAATTTAAAGAAAAAAGAAAAAAAAGAAGGTGCGGCACCAATAAAAGAATGTCCAGATTGTTGTTATCTTATGCCTGCAAGAATTATGGATTGTCCCGAATGTGGTCACGTGTTTGAAAAGTCCGAAAAGGAAAAAGAGGAAGACGTAATTGTAGAACTTCAAAAACTATCTTCAAACGCTTTAAAATCTAAAATACAAGGTGCAACTTTTAAAGAACTAGAAATGATACAAAAAGCAAAAGGTTACAAAGTATCATGGATATTCCACCAATTGAAAACAAAAGAAGATTATTTCGCTTATGAGAAATACATGGGCTATAAAAAAGGATGGGCAAACAGACAATTTAATTTAAAGTACAAATGAAAAGTGAAGACAAAATTCAACAGGAAATAGTAATGTGGTATAGAAATAATTATTGTTTAAAGAAACATGTTCCACGAAATTTAATTTTTTCAGTACCTAATGATTCAAAAGATGCAAAGGAACAAATGAGAAAAATTGCAACAGGATTGTTTTCGGGTGTATCTGATTTAATTATGATACACTTTGGTGACGTGTATTTTATCGAAGTAAAAACAGACGTTGGTAGGCAATCTGACAAACAAAAAGAGTTCCAAACGCTTGTTGAAAACCAAGGCTTCAAATATTATTTAATAAAAAGTTTAGAAAAATTTAAAGAGATACTTGCAGATTAATAATTAATGATTATATTTGTAACATAACTAAACAAAACACACAATGAAAACAAACCTCAGAAAATTAGCATTGATCCTTCGGAAGGTCGATGCTAGCAAGTTCTTTTATGTTAGCGTAACAAGATACGATATTTTACTTGGAGCGATAAAACAAGATGTATTGATTGACGACTTAAACATAAATTGGGATTCAATCGAGTACGATTTAGAAAAGACAATCTTTAAGAAAAACAATGTTAAATTAATTGTATCATGAAAAACTTATACAGAGCGTTGGCTAACTTTCAACAGGAGGTTCCAACAATACACAAGGGTACTGCAGGTTATGGGTACTCATACGCAGACCTTACAGCGATTTACAAAGTAATCAATCCATTAATGAAAAAGCATGGGTTAGGTTTTACGCAACCGATAGTAAACAATCAAATGAAAACAATAGTATTCCACATTGAAAGCGGTGAGTCTATTGAAAGCATTGCAGATATTCCAATGAACGTACAGCTCAAAGGGATGAATGACTACCAGGTTATGGGGTCTGCGTTTACTTACTTCAGACGATATACTTTGAGTTCTATGTTAGGCCTTGTAACAGATAAAGACATCGATGCAAGTGGTGAACAGACAGGCAAGCGTAAAGAAACAATTACAGACGACAGGTTAGCTGCTGCACTTGCTAAAATTAAAGATGGGTCTTACACAATGGAAAAATTAAAAGAAAAATTTGAATTAACACCTAAACAATTAGAGCTATGTTAGAAAAATCACTATACAAAATAAATGCTGAATACATGGAGTTATTTGGCAGGATAGAAATGGCAGAAGGTGTGTTGACTCCTGAGTTAGAAGAAGAACTAATCATTAAGAAATCGGAGTTAGAAGTTAAGTCAATTGCTTATGTTGAAGTTATCAAGCAAAGAGAAAGTTTAAACGATAGAATAGACGATGAAATAAAGCGATTACAAGCGATTAAAAAGCATAACGATACATTGGTATCGAAACTTAAATCAAATCTCTTACAAGCCGTAAATGTATTTGGTAATTATGATGCAGGATTCTTAAAATTTAGCACACGTAAATCTAAGCAGGTTGTTGTTGATTACGATGTGAATGACTTGCCAAAGCAATACAAGACTGTAAAAGTTACAGAAACAGCAGACAAGGTGGCAATAAAAAAAGCAATCGAAAGCGGACAAGAAGTTTATGGTTGTCGTTTAGTAGAAAACATTAACTTAGCAATAAAATGAATGATTTATATTATGAGTCCACTTATGAGATTCAGCAATTAGAAGGAGAAGAGTTAGAATATTATTTAAAAACATTATGAAAAGAAGTATAATTGACTTTAGTGACATCCCAATAGACGAGATACGGATGCGACTAAAGTACCAAAAGAAAAAGTATAGTGTAACAGAATGCGTCAAAGAGGCGTTTAGAATAGCAAATAATAAAATAAAAGAAGATGAGCAAAAATGAAATGAAATTTAACGGAAAGATCACTAACATTTTAGAAGTGATTGAAGTGGGTGCAAACAAGAAAATAGAGTTTGTAGTAACAGAGACAGAAGGCCAATACCCTCAAGCGGTAAAGTTTGGAATCTTTGGAACGGAGAAAGTAGATAAGTTCTTGCAGTATAACAAGGTTGACCAAGAAGTTGAGGTGTTGTTTAACTTTAAAACAAACGAATGGCAAGGCAAGTATTTCACGTCGATTGACGTGTGGAGAGTTAATAAAGTTGAATCAACAGAACCATTTTAATATGAAGAAAGACGTTAAAAGCCTTGCTGACTTAAGTGAGGCTAAACGCCTAAAGGCGATTGAATACTACAGTCACATAGCACGTGCAATGATGTTATGCCAATCTGCACTACATTCACTGGATGATGTAAGCGACAATATGTTTCACAAGCACGAAATTAAACGCACTATAAATCAGTTCATCAATGGAGTTGAAAGGTTTGCGACTACATTTGTAGAGAATAACAATGAGACAATGGCACAGACTTATAGCAACATTATCAAGCAGATTGACGAGTTCAAAGAAAATATTAAAGTTCAGATACAATGACACCGAAAGAAAAAGCAATAGAGATAGTTGAAAAAATGGAGAATGATTTCCAATATTTTGCAAGTAGAGAAATAGCAATAAAACACGCCTTAATTGCAGTTGATGAATGTCTAAAAACGTGTGTTTATTCAATGATTTATTATTGGCAAGAAGTTAAAGAAGAAATAGAAAAATTATGATTTCAAGAAATAACAAGAACAGGCAACGATGGATGATAGCAATGCAGTTTGATGTCGACCGTTGGAAGTTTAGAGAGAATAGGGTCGGTGTCATTAATGTAGGTAGATTAATTAGAAAAGCATTTTATAATAAGGATAACGATGGAAATTAAAGAAAAGATTGAAGAATTAAAAGGAATGTTAACTGGAGACATCTTTAAAGATGGGGAGTTAATGATGGAAATTTATGAGTTGAAGAAACAACTTAATCCCGAAATAGAAACCAATCCAAGTGCAGATGATGATGACCTTGAGGAATGCTTGTACTGCGGAAGTTAATTAAATAAATTATGACAAGAAAAAAAGCAAATGAATTTCTTTATTCACTATGGGAGAATGGAGAAGTACCCTCAAATTTTACTGAAGACCATTCAGAATATGATAGGGCAGTAGAATTGTTAATTAAAGGGTTAGATTGGGAAGAATATGTAAAATTAGAAGTATTATGAAAGTATGAAAATTTGTTTTAAATGCAAGCGAAATCTACCCTTGTTTTTGTTTTTAAAAGATGATTCCAAATACCAAGTCAAAGCCGAAAAAGGCAAAACAAAAGTATGTAGGGTGTGTAATATTAAGCGAAGTTTAAAAACAAATAGTATCTTTGCAAGAGTAGACGGTAAGTTTATAACAATGCAAAAAAGTAAATTTGAAATAATAAAACACTTTTTAAAATGAAGATAAAAGTTAGTACAAGAGTTGTTTTTATATTCAAGGATTACGTTGTTAAAGTGCCCATCAGTTTACGTGGGTACTTACAATGTTTACAAGAACGCGACCTTTGGGATAAATACAAAGACCTCGGTATATTAGGCGAACTTTACAGTTACAACCGTGGAATAATCAGAATGAAACGATACGACCCTATTAAGGCAGTTGACCACTATGACATAGCAAATGTAAAAAAAGCTATTAAAGAGCTTGATATTGATATGTGCGACCTTTACAACAAAGCTAACTGGGGAGAACTAAATGGTAAAAGATACCTAATTGATTACGGTATTAATGAAGAAATATCAAAAATGTATAATTTATGAAATTAAGATGTATAGAAAAATACTTTGCTAATTTTACATACGGTAAAGTTTACGAAGTTGTAGGGCAAACAAAGAGTTACATTTGGGTAATAAACGACAAAGGGCAAGACCATCAGTTTGACACTTTCGAGAACTACTTTGAAGTAGTGACCGATAACGCACCAAGTTATTACAATAATGAGAAAGGTAGTTTGTATCTATTTGCAGAACAACAAGGACTAAATGCATGGGAAAGTGACATTATAAAAAGAGTGGTAAGATGCAGAAAAAAAGGTAACTTTGTACAGGATTTAGAGAAGACAAAGTTTTTAATTGATTTATACTTAAAAGAATGGAAACAGTAATAATAATCTTAGTTTATGTAGCTAACGTATTTTTAAATAGATGGTTAAATAAAAAATTGTATAAAATAGATAAATTTAATGGAATAAACCCGATGCTTTGGTTTTTCCCTATTGTTACTACTGTTGTCTTTGGTTTAGACCTTATAAATGAACAAAGTCGTAAAAATAAATTTACAGGTAAAAATTGGTAATATGGAAAGAGAAATAATAAATTGGGCTAAGGCTAGAAAGTTAGACAACCCCGACAATAAGTTTCAACAGTTTGCAAAGGTTGTAGAGGAAGTTGGGGAGTTATCCTCTGCAATATTAAAGCGAGATATTTCAGAAACGATTGATGCGCTAGGAGACACTTACATCACACTTGTTATATTAGCAAATCAAATGGGTTACTCGTTAGAAGATTGTGCAAAACGTGCCTTTAAAGTTATTGAATACCGAAAAGGTAAAACAATTAACGGAACGTTTATTAAAGAATAATTAATATGAAAGACTTAGAAAAATTAATAAGACTTCAATCTTTTTTAAAGTCTTACATTCAAACAAAAAAACAAAATGAGCAAATTAACATAAAATTAATTGGTAATTATAATAAAAAGGCATCTACTAATTTACACTATAATTCAATAAAAATTGAAGAATATACTCATGAAATACACTGTTTATGTGTTGAATTAGGGTTTGCAGATTTTAGAGAAAACGAATATTATAAAGACACAACAATTAATTTTGGTTCAATAGAAATGTTAATAAAAAAAAGAAAACCAAATGTTGGTATGTGATTAAAGTGTTACTATGGCTAATGGACAAGTACCATAAATCTAAGTGCCTAAAACTTAGCATATCACGATACGGTCGTAACACGCCAACATTTCGTTTTTTTAAACCCTTGCAGCAATTGGTGTAAGGGTTTTTTCGTTATCTTTAACCCCATGGATTTAATTGAAATAGCAAAGCATCACGACGAATGGGTACGGATTGTTAAACGCTTTGGGGCTAAGACCGAAGCGGAAGACATCGTTCAAGATATGTACATTCGTTTTCACAAATACGGCAAAGGTCAAGTAATAACCAAATCATTCATTTGGATTATGCTGCGCAACTCTTTTTATGACTCATGCAAGCGGAATGTTTCAATGGTTGACATCGACCTACTTGTTGACCTATCAGAGGATGAAAACAACAAAACGTACGAAATTGAGTTATACTATCAAAGTGTTGAAGATGAAATAAAAACATGGGAATGGTTTGATCAACAACTATTTTTATTATATTTACGAAGCGGAAAATCAATGCGAGAATTAGAAAAGGAAACTAAAATAAGTTTGACTTCTATTTTTCACACTATTAAAAAATGTAAAAGAAAACTAAAGATATGGCAAAAAGATCAAAAGGGTTTGGAGATACAGTAGCTAAGTTTACTGAAGCAACAGGGATTGACAAAGCTGTTAAATTCATTGCTGGGAAAGATTGTGGATGCGATAAACGTAAAGAAATACTAAACAAATTATTCCCTTACAAAACACCTGAATGCTTAACAGAACCTGAATACAAGCTATTGGAAGAGTTATTACCTCAAATATCTGTTAAGATTAAACCAAGTCAACAAATTGAGTTCTTAAAGGTTTACAATAGAGTATTCAAAACAAACGAGCGACCAACTTCATGCGCTAGTTGTTTAAACGATATGTTACGCAAAACAAGAATAGTTTTTAATGAATATAACAAAGAGTCATTCCCTGAAGGGCAAGGCGGATTTTTAGGGTAGACTTGACTAATCAAAGGATTTCAAATGAACACACACGGAGGCAAAAGAGAAGGGTCAGGAAGAAAGCCTTTATCAGATGAGATAAAAGGTTTTACTTTAGCACAGCCACACGTTGAAGATGCTTTCAGAGTATTAGCTGAGATAATGATTGATGAAGCTAAAAGACCATCAGATAGGATAGCAAGCGCAAAGATTTTAATCGAATATGGTTGTGGTAAACCAAAAGAACATGTAGAGCAA